TGTTATGAATTTCTTGAACTTACCCATATACTATTCTTTCTTCTTACCAATATTATATTTGGTTTCTAAAGTCCAATCATCTTTTTCTTTAAACGATAAAACTTTAATTTGGCTTAACGGCGCAACTGGTTCTGCATTACCCATGATATCTACTAGGCCCCAATCAGATAGAAGGTTAGCAATTGTATTTCTACGTGCAACATCATTCTCTGATAGGTTAGTTTCTTTACCATCCAATGCAAATAACTCTTTAAAATGCACAATAAAGTACCTACCCTGTTTATGTAATATATGACAGGATTGATATAATTTTCTTTCTTTTCTTGAAGCAACGCCAATTCGAGATAGTGTCTCTCGAACCTTTAGAAAATCGTCTGGTTCTTTTAGACCAACTTCTAACATCTGCTCCTGTGTCCAATTAAAATCTTCCATTATTTCTTCCACCCTTATTTAATTTATTTTTTATAGCGGAAATTTGTTCATCACTTAGTATATCAAGAGCCGACTTGGCCTTTTCATTATTATATCCATAAAACTCTTTAACATACTCTAGATTCTTTAATTTCTTCGCCTTCATCCAAGGTGTATATCTTTTTCTTGGCCTAATGCTATTTATTAAAAAATCAAACTGGAGTTTTTTATCTAAGTGGTGGTATTGGTTAATTTCATTAACTAATTGGATTGTGTCTGGGAATGGAGCTAGACACTTATTAACAATAAATGGCGAATATTTCTTTTCCCACTGTTCATCCTCAGAATCAAGAAGAGATTCTTTACTGTGATTTATCGCATTTAGATAGTCTTTTAACTCATAAGTCATAAGCTTCTCCCCAACTCATCATATTAACAATCTGCTGATCTTCACGATTAGCATGATCTAACTTTACCAAATCATTACGTAATTGTAAAGGTTCCATTTTATAAATTTTTTGCAATCTTGGTTTATCTAACATACAAAACCAGTATGCAACCTCTTCTGCCTGTTCTCCAATTAAATCTTTAACTACTTGTCTATCATCTACCAAACCACCTTGTGGCATAAAATAAGCAGTACCATAGACAGAGTGAAAAAGACCAGCATCTTGTAAATATTCTGGAACACCTAACTCTTTTAATTTTTCACTTGTGCCTATAAGATGCTCTAGTAAAGTTCTTCCAGAATGTTTTACTCTATCAGAACCTATAGATTTAAGAAAATCAATCTTTATAGAAGTCGAGTCTGGCACTATTTGCTCCACTGATAAACAATTTAAATACTATACATGTTCTTAATTCTAAACAATTTTTAGCAACAGGCTGAGCTTGATGGGGAAGGTATGCATCAAATACTAAAAGACGATTGCCTCTATATTCTGCAACAGTATCAACCGTAACTCCATCTTCTTTATAGATAAATGTACCACCACCATACTTTATATCCCAATCTAATTGAGGATAATAAATCATAGTGAAGTCACCATCATCTGAATGTATATTTGGTTCTACTCCAAAAGTATGAGCATTTGCATAGAGTCTTTTCCACCCCTCTATGGAAAATTTTTGTTCTGCATCAATCTTATGTTTTGCAGCTTCCCAAATAGATAAAAACAATTCATAACCGTTTTGTCTAACTTCTTCTTCATCCTTACCACAAAAGAGATGCCAATGATAGCCAGGAACTTGTTTAGTTGAGGTATAATAGTAACTCCATCTAACATTTTTCATCTCTGCTGATATCAACTCAGCTATATGTGGTTCCAATATATCATCATATATTTCTATCACTTGAATTGACCTCTCGCCATAATTTCTGTTAGACAAGCTAACATATTGATCTCTTGATCTGCAACAAACGCTGACTTATATTGATACTCGCCAAGTATAACCACAGCGTGAGGTATACTACTGCCATCCATGCAATCGTACAAGTTATCATAAATAGTCCGAAAGATACGTACAGGATCATTATCCAAATTGTCAACAACCCATCTGCGAACATTGGTGAACTCCTTATTTTTCATTGCAACCATCAATTCTTTTATATTTATCTCAGATATATTAACCAATATTCCAGCATCAATATTACCAGAAACAGAATACCGTTGAAGTTCGTTTAATACACGCCTCCAATCAGGAAAGTGATTATTAATAACTTCTGCAACAACACGCTTATCATAGTCTACTTGCTGTTCATCTAAAATCGTGATTGTACGATCAAAAAATTGTTGAGCAAGTTTTACCTTCTCAGAATTTGGAATTATAAAATCGATCACACTACAACGAGACTGTAATGCTGGGATAATACGATTCTTGTAATTACAGGTTAAAATAAATCCACAGTTATTATGGAATTCTTCAATAAGACCACGTAAAGCTGGTTGTGTTGACTGTGGATTAATATAATCTGCTTCATCAAGAATTAGATATTTTTTACCACCTTCAAGAGATACAGTAGATGCAAAGTTTTTGATTTTGGTTCTAAGTACATCAATACCTGACTCCTCAGAACCGTTAATCATCATATAAGTTGCACCAATCTGATCTACCATTGCTCGGGCAGCAGTAGTTTTACCTACGCCTGGAGCACCTGAGAAAATCAGATTGGGTAACATCTCCTCATCAACAAAAGATTGCAAGGAGTCTTTTAGAGTTTTAGGAAGTACGCATGACTCGATGTCCTGAGGCCGATATTGTTCGACCCATAAAAAAGTTTCCATAATATAAATTCCAATTAAACATTAGCAGTATAAGAAGACTCAGGTTCTAGAGCAATGAAGTATTCAACATCAACAGATGTATTCTTAAATCGACTAATTTTTTTCTCTGACATTTCTACATCATACGTTCCAGAAATAATTTTAAGATTCTCAACCTTAAACCAAAACTTATACTTTGAATCATTTTTATCAATATCAAGAGGTGTCTCATAATCATTAGCAGTACCATTTTTCTTATCGGTAACTTTTAAATTGCCGTTTTCAAGTAACATATCAGGAGCTCCAATAACAGAAGCTGCTCTCTGTACTTCTGAAAGAGTAGAACTTGATAATTTATAAGAAACTTCTACAGAAGGCATTGTAATTTCTTTTTGAGGAGTCGTTACAACTGAAGGATCAGAGTACCAATAGGTCACTTTATCTTTAGAACCCTCTCCTGTAATTATTACAAAGTCATCTTTGAAATCTAATTCTGGTTTATCAAATAAAGAAATAACAGCAAGAAATTCATTGAGATCATAGATCGCAAATTCTTGAGGAAATTTCTCTGTTACTGAGGCGTTTGCAATAATGTTTTTCATTGCAGACATGGTAGAAATTTTACTACCTTCTTTAATTACCAAATTTTGATTGATGGTTGAGAAGTTTTTCAAAATCTCTTTAGTTTCGTTACTTAGTTTCATATTCACTGTTCTCCATAGAATTAATATGTAGTGCTATAATACCATAATGTATTACTTTTAGCAAGTCACTTCTAGACTTACCATTCTTTTTTCCATACCGTTGTGCATACTTTAATATGTTCCCGATACAAAACCCTTCACCGTGGCCACCATCTATAATGAACTCTGTAGCTTGAAACTTGTTCTTACTATAGTGTTCATCATAAGTGGAGTCGATATAATCGCATAACTCTTTAAGAGCAATGTCCTCATTGTACTTGTAGTCAATCTTCAAATTTTTCATTTAGTAGGAGTCACATTTAGATTAGCAGAAAATGTCCTACGTTCACCTTCTCCAAAGAAAGGCATAACACCATGTCGCAACCAAGCAGGGAACATAATTAAAGTTCCAACTTCTGGTTTGACATATTCTTCTGTGATAGGACGGAGCATATTAATATCTCGCATACCATTTGAACCCCAACACAAATATGTGAATCCATCAACTGCACCATTTGCACCATTAAGTCCAGCAAAGTTTTCAGCAGGATTGTTAAGTGCTTCAATCTGTGGTGGAACCTTTAGATAGAGGATACAGGACAGTCCCATAGGAGTACTTGTACCATGATCATGCATAGGGTTATAGTCACCTTCATAACTATGAATAGTCCACATAGTTTGAATATCAGTTTCTACATTCATATCAATAGCGTGTTTAACATAGTCTTTACCTAATCGACAAAGAACACTTGAAAATTGCTCACCCACACCATCATCGTTGTGAGGAAAATTCCATTGTGCAGATCGTTCATTACGATTAATCTGACCAACTAACTCGTTAGATTGGTCTTTGCGAGCAGGAATAATTTCATCATCGATATGGGAATTCAATTCACCGATAACATCTAATGGAATTTCAACTCGCATAATATGTACTGCCAATTTAGGACGCATACTAATAGCCATACCACCAGCGTTACTTCCTGCTGGTTCCTCTGGGGTTGGTGTTGAAAAACGATTTTGGTCTTCATCTTTTTCAATTGTATCTTCTTTTTGGGCCACTGCTCCGTCCTGTAAACCGCCAGGGGGTAAATCAAATATTTGTATCATAATATCTCCTTCATTATATTATCATAATATAGGAAAAGGGACTAAAAGTAAAGTCCCTTTTCCCTTTTATTTAAGAAACTATTTCACTTCAATTAGTTTAGGTTTCTTTTCTTCTGGAACAATCTGCTCTAGTTCTATTGTGAGCATACCGTTCTCTAGTTTTGCACCGTTAACTACGATGTCTTCTGCAAGAGTAAACTTTCGATTAAACTTGCGATAAGAAATCCCACGATGAAAAGTATGTTCATCTTTGGGATCATCTTTCTTGTCTGATCTGACCGATA